TGTGTCAGGATATCGTGCCTATCGTTAAAGTCAAGCCACCTAAAGAAAAAAAGAAATTTAAATTATTCTAATGAGCACACTAACACTACAATGGGAAGCCGAAGAAAAGGCTAAGAAAGCAAAAGCTGCTAAAGCAAAGAAAGCAGCTGCCAAGAAAACCACTACCACCGAATCAGAATGATTGCAGTAATTAAACCAATAGTATTTGCATTTGCAAAATCAAAAGCAGTAAAAGAGCTTGTAGTAAAACTACTAGAAGCTTATGCTAAAACCACCGACAATACAGTAGATGACAAGCTAGTCGAGCTAGTCAAGAAAAATTTATTACCAGAATAATGGCAAAATCCGGTGCATCTAAGGGTGCTAAGAAAATCAACCCTTTTAACGACGGTGTGTTAATTGGTGTTAACCAAGGTCCAAGCACACCAGTTAAAGTATATACTGATGTTCCAGAAGGTAAAAGAGTATTACCAAATTTTGGAGCAGGCAGAATAGGTAATATTAGACCAAAGAAAGGCAAAGTCTAATGGATGAACTAAAGAAACTACCTAGGAAAGCAACAGAAGAAAGTTTTAACGAGCTGCACTATCTTGTTACAGAAGACTTCTTGCATAGAATAAAGAGTGGAGAAGCTACAACACAAGATTTAAAAGCAGCATGCGATTGGCTAAAGACAAACGACATTACTGGCGTTGCCTACGATGGTAGTCCTTTAGACAAGCTAAATAAACTTCTACCTACAGTTGACCCATCTCTTGTAAAGAGGAAAGTATATGGCAAGCAAAACTTCTAAGTATTACAAGAAAAATCCAAAGGCTGCCGCTAAAAGGCGTAAGCAGCAACGAAAATACAACAAAACCAAAAAAGGTCTAGCAATTAGAGTCAATGCAAACAAACTTAATCGAAAACTTGGTACATATGGAAACCGTGACGGGTTGGATGCCGCCCATTATAAGGGTAGTAAAACCCGTGGCAGATTACAAAAACCATCAAAAAACCGACGTAGCAGACTCAAAATTAAAAAATGACCCCATTACTACCAAACCCTGATTACTATTTACACAATTTAATAACCATGACAAGTTCAGATTCAAAACGGCTCTGGAGAAGGGCTATCAAAGAGCACTTTAATTGTCAATGTGTTTATTGCGGAGAAACTTATGATTTACAAAACCTCACCATCGACCATGTACGCCCAAAATGCAGAGGCGGGAAAGATGTTACGGCGAATGTTGTCCCGTCGTGTCGAAGATGCAATCAGGAAAAAGGTAGTAAAAACTGGAAAGACTGGATGAGGTCGACATTCGGCATCACAGATAGAGAACAAACTATTTTATCACATATAAGATGACAGAAAAAGATCCTTACGAATCAGAACTGAATAAAGAAAAGAAAGCAGAAAACGAGCGTATCGAAGAAGCTAAAGATGATCTAACAGAAGGTAAGATTCGTAAGCAACGTGAAGGCGAAGGTACACGTGATTATAGAAAACGTATCTACCCACAGTATAAAGCTAATAGACGTAAAAATCAACAACGTCTAGGTGATGAAGACATACAAGCACAAGGTGATGCGTTATCAAATCCTACGGCAGAACAACTTAAGGACAAAACTCCAGAAGAAATCGAAGCTGCTAAGACAGGTTTAGAGAAAGCTAAGGAAAGAATAGATGGGCATAAACCAGAAAAAGATAGCGATGGTTTCCTAAGATTAGTAGGTCATGGGCTAACAGTCTTTGGTCAAGCTATGGATACAGTTGATAAAAATGTTCTAGGTAGAATAGGTCTTGGTGATAAAAACTTATACACAGCTAGAAAAGGTATTATCGACGGTCTAAGCGAAAGACATGTAGCTTTAGCACTATTAGGAGAGTTTTTACTGCCTGATACAGTTGATCTAGCTACACTTGGCTTAGGATATATACCAAAACGCTTTCTTAAAACACCTAAACTACTTAAAGCATGGGCTAAATCTACAAAAGCTGCTACTAAAGCAGACTCAGCTGGAGATTTTGCTGGTGCAGCATTATTAGGTGGTAGACCTAGGCTTGCACAAAGAACTGTAGCTAATGAACTAGGTGACGAAGTATTTGAAAACGTAGTTAATACTAATAAAGCTACTCAAAGACCAGTTAAAGCATTGACTACACCAGAAAAACAGAAAGCAAAGATTCTTGCCGGTAAAGGTGATGTATTTGATCTAAATGCTGCTGTAATGGGTAAAGGTATAGAAGGTAGACCCGGAGTGCCTAAGTATACCGACAAATTACGTAAAGATGTTGTAACTAAAGTAGATGAAAAGTTAGTAAAAGAGCTACAGAAAAAGTTTGGCGGCACAGATACAGAAGCTGCACTATTTTTACAGAAACAACAAGAAGTATTAAGACAGGTAGAAAAGGCTAGAGAGTATATGAATAAGGAATTTAAACTACAACAGTTTGGTTTTGCCTTTGATGATACTGTAGAAGCAATAGCCGCTTTCAACGATTGGATGAAAGGTTTAGGTTCAGCTAGAGCAAAAGCTGTTATGAGCAAAGTTAAACCTGATATAACTGATAATGAGCTTATGGACTTTTTTGAAAAGCTACGTGTCGACTCTGGTGCTTATGATATAGGACATATAAACGCTGCTAAAAATATTTACAGACGTTTAGCTGGTGGCGGAGGTAAAGGTGCTAACTTTGCAAGCAATTTAGAACTTGAACCCGCTAGAAACCTTGTAGAAATTAGCATGGATAGACGTAGAAATGAAGTTGTTAAATTAGTCGAAAAAGGTAATAGAGCTCGTGGATCTAGAAAAGATATACCTATAGACATTAACCGAATGAGAAATGTATCTGCTAATATTGAGGAAGAATATCTTAAGTTTATACATCCTGATATGCGAAACTTTCTTGACAATTTATTACCAGTAGAGTTGCATGATGATTTTATACAATCTACAATGGAAGCACTTGCAGAAAAAAGAAAGTTTGGTATACAAGATTTTGATGACTATTTAATGGAAGTCTGGGATTTTGACTTTGGTGGATTTAAAATGTTACCAAGACAAAGCCAGAAAGCAATTAGAGACGCATTTAAAAATCAAAAAGGTATGATACATGGTCAACAGCAGATAGATATGTTTAAACCTTATACAAAAGGTTGGAAAAAAACAGCAACTAAAGAAAACCCAATGGGTGGTTACCGTGAAGGTTGGGTAGAAGAAGTAATAAACGATTATCTAAACAATTTAGATGAAGCCCAACAGATAGGTTTAACAAATATATTTTTAGATGACGCTACAGCTAGAGGTTTTGGTGCTGGTGTTGATAACGCTGGTAAATTACCTACTAGAAAAATAGGAGAACCTATAGTAGATGAAGACCCTATTAAAGGTGCATACAGAAAAGTATTTACTGAAAACCCTGTTGTAGAAGCTAGAGCTAAATCATCACGAGGTAGACCTAAAGGAAAGAAAAACAAACCTAAACCATGACCGAAAAAAATTCTCTAGCCCTATTGCAGCAAGACTTTAAGTTGTTTTTGCAAGCATTATGGCATGAGTTACACCTTCCACCGCCTACTCGGGCACAGTATGCAATCGCAGACTACTTACAGACAGGACCAAAAAGATTACAAATACAGGCGTTCCGTGGTGTCGGCAAAAGCTGGATCACCGGGGCGTTTGTGTTGTGGACATTATTTAATGATCCAGAGAGAAAGATAATGATAATCTCCGCTTCTAAGGAGAGAGCGGATAATATGTCGATCTTCTTACAAAAACTTATCATTGAGACACCATGGCTAAACTTTCTAAGACCCAAATCGGACGATTCTCGCTGGAGTCGCATCAGTTTCGACGTAAACTGTTCGCCGCACCAAGCACCAAGCGTAAAGTCGGTAGGAATCACTGGGCAACTCACAGGAAGCCGAGCCGATCTCATGATTTTAGACGACGTAGAGGTTCCGGGCAACAGTATGACGGAGCTTATGCGTGAAAAATTACTTCAACTCTGTACTGAAGCGGAAAGTATCCTTACCCCGAAAAGCGATAGCCGTATTATGTATCTCGGGACTCCTCAGACTACTTTTACTATTTATCGTAAGCTGGCAGAGCGTGCGTATCGTCCCTTGGTTTGGCCGAGTCGATACCCAAGAGGTAAAAACCTCACCCAGTACGAAGGACTACTAGCACCTGAGTTACAGGCAGATATAGATAATGGAGTCGATGAATGGGCTCCTACAGATGATCGCTTTACAAACGAAGACTTACTTGAAAGAGAGTCAAGTATGGGGCGGTCAAACTACATGTTACAGTTTCAATTAGACACAAGCCTATCAGATGCAGAGAAGTTTCCACTTAAAATGGCTGATCTTATCGTTACTAGCGTTAATCCTAGTAATGCACCCGAGAATATCATATGGTGCTCAGATCCAGCCAATGTCATTCGAGACGCACCCACAGTTGGATTACCGGGGGACTATTTCTATTCACCTATGCAAATGCAAGGGGATTGGCAAGAATATGACGAAACCATTTGTAGTGTCGACCCATCAGGAAGGGGTACAGACGAAACAGCGGCTTGTTATCTATCCCAAAAAAACGGAATCCTCTATCTGCATGAAGTGCGAGCGTACAGAGACGGGTACAGTGATAATACCTTGCTCGACATCCTTAGAGGCTGTAAAAAGTACAATGTTACAAGCTTGGTTATCGAAACAAACTTCGGAGACGGTATCGTAAGTGAATTATTTAAAAAACACCTTATTCAAACAAGACAAAACATCTATATTGAAGAAGTTAGGGCAAATGTCAGGAAAGAAGACAGGATCATTGATAGTCTTGAGCCTGTGCTTAACCAACACCGTCTTGTTGTTGATCGTAGTGTTATTGATTGGGACTATTCCTCCAACCAAGACAGTGCACCTGAAAGTAGGCTCTTATATATGCTCTTTTATCAAATGAGCCGTATGTGTCGACAAAAAGGAGCAGTAAAGCATGATGATAGACTTGATGCACTTGCACAAGGCGTTAAATACTTTACAGATGCCCTTCATATCAGTGCACAAGAGGCTATAAAAGACAGAAAACAGGAAGAGTTTGCAAATATGCTAGCAGAGTTCCTAGACGACCCACAAGCGAGTGCAAATCACTTAGTATTAGGTTTAAATCTAGAGCAGCGGCAGCAAGCTAACGCAAATAGTACTGGTGAAAGCTCAGTTCCTAGCTGGCGTTGAGCGATCACGCACTTATACAGGGGAGGAGAAGGGTGGACTCAGCCCCTGTACCCAATATCCTATGAATGGATATACCTAATAGACCTCCACTAACTAACAACCATGAGAATATTCGCAGCTATAGAGCGTATATTACTGGATAGATGGAGCAAAATGAAGGTAGCACTAAAGATAAACAAGTGGCCGTTACTCAGTCTTCATGAACAGCGATTACAGCTTAAAAAGCAATACTTGGAGGGCTTGTACCGTAAAAAATGACGTAAATTTCTGAGGTCGATATACGACTCTACACGGACGCAAGTTCCCCCATTGTCACAAAACAATCTCAACATGGACGGCTATGACACGTGAGTCGCAGTCTCAGACTCGTCAAGGTACGGATTGCTACAGTTCACAATCACAACTAGGACGCAGATGCGACTGACAAGACTGTCAAGTATATGTGAGCATCTGTTGGCATCTCAGTTGTGTCTTGTGAGTCTTACACAATCATGTGCGACGCAGATAAGTCATGTGGGATTGCTGAAATATCATGGCAGTCTCAGATTGGACTGCTATAATAGTAGTATAAGACAGATAAGGAGATTCCAAACATGACAAACATTGAGACACAAGCTAAGACAGCCTTCGGTAAGACATTACACTATGTTACAGATCCAGTATATGCTGATGCTCTCACTAGACTCACAGGTAAGAAAACAATTAATGATTTAGATATTATAAATCTTAATATGTTAGGATTACAAGTTAATGGTGTTAACTCATTAGATCAATTAGAATTAGCAGTCTAATGATGAGATCATACGATTATTACAAACAGTTACATGATTCGATCACGCACTTGGAAGAGAACTGTAAAGAAGTGACATATACTGTGTTACCATCTACTGTTAATTATAAACGCAAGTCAAAGTTTATAAAAAGTAATAGTAATACAAATAAGTTACATAAGAAAGTGGGTTGAGACTCATGTGAGACTCACACTCATTCACAATCAGTCTCATGCGACTTATTATACTTATCTGAGATTCCACACATCTCTTGACAGTCTCAAGATAAGATGCTATAATAGGTTTATACAGACATTTTTTTACATTTTTACATTCATTCACTATCATCATAGGACGGACGCAGTATGACACAGACATTAACAGCAACCAGACGCAAGGACGTGCAGGCATCAGGCAACTATGACATATACATTGAGATAGATTGCGATTGCGAGGAGCTACTCGACGCATGTGATCTTGATTATAACATTGCCGAAGAGGATACAACACAGAACGAGGTATGTATTACACTCGACGAACATGAGTGGTCTACAGGAATCAATGACGACATTGACTTTAACCACACAAACGAGCAGTATATTGGCTGTTACTTGCTTAACCACGAGCTAGGCGAGTACGTTACTAAGGTTACAATATACAAACCAAACGGAGACAAGATTACATTTGAATAATTATGCTACATCATTTAACACTAGGTCGC